CATCAAAGGCGACTGGCAGGACGACAGCACGTTTGGGATTATCTTTGAGATTGACGAGAACGACGACCCGTTTGAGGAAGCAAACTGGGTCAAGGCTAATCCGAACCTGGGCGTCAGCGTCAAGGCGGATTACCTGCGGGAACAGGCGACCAAGGCAAAGAACAAACCGCAGGCCCGGCACGACTTTCTGCGATACCACTGCAACCGCACCGTTTCCAGCGTGGAGACTGGAATCAATGCGGAACTTTGGGACAGCATCAGCGGCGAATTGTCGGATTGGTCGCAGGCTGACGCCATTGCTGCTGGCGTGGACCTTGGCGGCAAGGACGACTTGGCAGCCTACGCGCTCGTGGCTCGCTTTCCAATCGGGGAAACAGACGACGGCATGGGGCAGGCGCGTCCAGTGTATCGCTATGAGATGCGGACTCGGGCGTTTATCAGCGAGGATTCTCGGCGGGATTTGACTCAGCAGCCGTGGGCGCAGTGGATTTACAGCGGCCATCTCTGCAAATGCCGCTACGTGGTCGCAAGCCTGCGGGATTCGTTGCTGGAAGATTGCGAGCAGTTTGGCGTTTCGATGGTGGCTTACGACCCGTACAACGCCAGCCAGCTGGGCGATGAACTGGACGCGGCAGGGCTGACGCCGGTCAAGATGCCACAGGCACACCATCACTTCAACGAGGTTCTGCTTGAGTTTCAGGCGGCAGCTGCGGAGGGGCGTTTGCGTCCAGCAGTATCTGATCCGATTCTGCGGTGGTGTGCGCTAAACATGGCAATCAACCGCAACAGTCGGGACCAAGTCATGCCGGACAAAAAGCACAGCAAGGAAAAGATTGATGCAGCGGTGGCTGGGCTGATGGCAATGCGGGCGGTGATGGTTTGCAAGTCGCGGTTTACGGGCAGTCTATTCATCGGCTAAGGAGGGCGGCATGGGTTACGGGTTGAACGGTTTGATTAAGTGGTTCAGCGGTGGCGACGAGGGCGTGACGCCGGTCAACCCCAATTCCATGCTCGGGCTGTCGGGCGTCTGGTACGCCATGAACAAGATCAGTGGGATGATCGGGCAAATGCCGCTGGAGATTAAGCGGAAGCTGTCCGGTGGTGGGGCGGAAGACGCCACAAACCACGCAGCATGGCGTTTGCTTCGATGGGAACCAAACGTCTATCAAACGGCGGACGTGTTCAAGGAAACGCTTCAAGGGCACGCACTTGGCTGGGGAAATGGCCGGGCCGTCATCATCCGCCAGGGCAATCGCCCAGTGGAACTGCTGCCGCTCAGACCGGACAGAACCCGTGCGTTTATGGTGGCCGGCGAAAAATACCACGTCACCAACCCAGTGATGAGCGACGACGCGATAGCTGCCTACGCCGGGAACTTTGAAGAGGCGATGACAGCGAACCCCGAGACGACAATCGTTATCCACGACCGGGACGTGCTGCATATCCAAGGGTTCGGCTACGACGGGATCGAGGGCAAGGGCGTGGCCCAAGTCGCACGCGAATCGATTTCGATGGGCCTGAACGCACAGCGGCTGGCGACCAAGCAATCTGAAAAGGGGTTCACCGGGCGGCTGATGCTGCAGGCACCACCGGGCACGTTCCGCCAGGAGAAGGACGCGGCCGAGTTTCTGACCACATTCCGCAAGCACCACAACGAAGACGGGGAACTGGTCGGACTGCTGCGGGAGGGCGTCACGGCCAACGTGCTGACCATGAGCAACCACGACGCCCAGTTTGTGGAGCAGCAGAAGTTTAACCGCACCGACATCATGCTTTGGTTTGGGCTGGAGTCGATGCCGGGCGACGAATCCCGCAGCAGCTATTCAAGCCTTGAACAAAAGCAGCTGGCTGAGTTGCAATCCTGTCTCAACCGATGGCTGGTCAAGTGGGAGATGCAGTGCCGCGCCAAACTGCTCAGCCTGAGCGAGCAACGTGCGGACTCGCACTACTTCAAGTTTAATCGGCAAACGTTGATCATGACCGACACCCAGACGACAATCAATTCGCTGGCGCAAGGCATCATGAACAAGATTCTTTCGCCGAACGAAGCACGGGCCAAGCTGGACATGAATCCGTATGACGGCGGCGACAACTACTCGAACCCAATGATTGACCCGACGATTACCAATCCCGAAACGGGCGAGGCCGAATTGCCGGACCGCAGCGGGGACATGAGCAACGACGACGACGCAGACGAGGCGGCAACACCAGCGGCGCGGGCACAGCTGCAGCACATGGTCGGCGTCGAGTGCAACCGCATCCGAGACCGTGGGCTAAAGGCTAAGAACTTCTGCGAATGGGTGGATGCGTTCTATGACCGATGGCAGGAACGGCTGGAAGCAACCGTTGGGGCTGAGGACTGCGACGTGGCGGGCTACTGCCAATTGCACAAGCAGGCACTGCTGGCAGCAGCGGACCACAAGCCGGAACAGTTCGAGGCTGCGGTTCTGGCGTTGATTGACCAATGGCGGCAAGACGGCGTTGCAGAATTGGTGAAGCTATGAGCGAGCGTGTTTTCGTCTGCGTCGGTCCAAACAAGGGCGATATGTCTATGCTCCAGATAATGCAGGGGCATGACCGGTTCTACATGTTTGAACCACTGCCAGAGGCCGCGGACTATCTGCGGCGGAAAAATGCACACATGAGCGACATTTTCCACGTTGTCCAGGCTGCCTGCGGCGAAGCGGACGGAATGCGGACGCTGACTGTGTACAACCACGACGGGGTCAGCAGCAGCCTCGGCGTTTGCACTGAACAGGCTCGGCAAATGTACCCGCAAGCCGACCTGTGTCAAAAGGAGCAGCTGGAGGTGCATGTCGTCAATCTGTGCAGCTTCCTTGAGTGGGCCGGCGTCAAGCAGATTGAGACGCTGATGATTGACGCACAGGGCATGGACTTGGCCATTTTGAAAACAATGCGGCCATTCTTTGAGCGGCGGGCCGTGCGGCGTGTGATTCATGAAATCGATGTAGACGGGTTCAGGCATTACGACGGACTTCCAGACAACTCGTTATCTGGCGCGGTGCAGTACATGGAACAGTTTAACAGTTATCAACCGTACCGGCTGCCAGACCGGAACGACTTCAACTTTGACCTTGAATGGAGGCTGACCGAATGCTGAAGCTAAACGAAAAGACGCGCGAACTGTTCATGTATGGGCAAATCGGTCCAGCCGACTGGGGATTTATCGGCGGGGATTCCGTCGTCGAAGCGTTGGCCATGCTGGGCGATGGGCCGATTAACGTGCGGCTAAACAGTCCTGGCGGGTCAGTGGATGAAGCTGTAGCCGCTGTGGAGAACCTGCGGCGGCACAACGGGGAGGTCACTGTCAGCGTCGATGCGTTGGCGGCGTCGGCCGCAACGTTGCTGCTGGTCAGCGGATTCAAAACAACGGCCGCCCCTCGGGCGATGGTGATGATTCACGAACCGCACACCATCGCCATCGGGGATGCGGCATCGATGCGGAAGACGGCAGACATTCTGGAGAAATACCGGGATTCGCTCGTGGACGCCTACGCCCAGAAGATGGACGCCAGCCGGGAAGAGATTCTGGCAATGGTTGCGGACGAAACTTGGTTTACCGCCAAGGAGGCACTGGCCATTGGGCTGGTCGATTCCATTGCTGAAGTCGCCGACGCACCAAAAGCGATGGCATCCCCGTCCATGTTTAAGCACGCACCGCAGGAATTGTTCGACGGAGCCAAGCCAGCCACGCCAGTGGAGCAGCGGTTTCCCAAGCGGATTGCCGCAAAAATGCGGGCGATTCAAATGCGTTTACGTTGACACTTGACGACTTACTGGAAATTCGTACTATTCATGCGAGCGGCTGGTGCCGCGTACATCTAAACAAACTCCCTTAGAGTTCGGTTGTCATCGACTCGACGGGCTGACGTGTTTCAACAACCACGTCGGCTGTCGCAGTCGATTTTCTTTTTTGTGCTGCCTGACAGTCGGCACAGAAAAGGACTCTAAACATGAAGACTGTCAAGGAATTGCAAGCGGCAATTCAGGAACAGCACGACCGCGTTGCTGCCATTCTGAATGTGGCCAAGGAAGAAAGCCGCGACCTATCGGCTGACGAAGAGAAGGAAATCGACGAAGCCCAAGGCAAGGGCGATCAGGTCGGCAAGATTGGCGAACTGGAAGCCAAGCTGGATCGGTTGCTCAAGGTCGAAGCCAAGCAGCGGGAAATTGCCCGCCAGCGGTTTGTTGGTGTTCAGGACCAAGAAGCCGTCAGCGACAATGGCGAACTGAACATGTCCGCAATCAAGGTTCCGGCCAAGGCCAAGGCCGGAACGGTCCGCTCTTACAAGGGCCAGGACGCCGAAAAGGAAGCCTACATTGCGGGGCAGTTTTTCTTGAGCATCAACGGCAACGAAAATGCCGGAAGCTGGCTCAAGTCGCACGGCATTCAAAACGCCCTGAGTACCAGCGACAACACCAAGGGTGGTTATCTGGTGCCGGAAATCATCGAATCGGCCATCATTCGCAACGTCGAAGAGTTTGGCGTCGCTCGGCGTGAATGCCGGGTTTACCCGATGGGCGTTGGCGTGACCTTGCTGCCGCGCCGGGCCGGTGGGTTTACTCCTGTCTTCGCAGGGGAAAACAGCACCGTTACCGCATCGGATCTGGCATTTGATCAGATTCGCCTCGAAGCTCGCAAGCTGATGGTCTTCAGCAGCTGGTCCAGCGAATTGCCAGAGGACAGCATTGTGGCCCTGGGCGATTTGCTGACCGCAGAAGTTGCTCAGGCTTTTGCCGTGCGTGAAGACCAGTGCTTGTTCCTCGGCGATGGTACGAGCACCTACGGCGGCATGGTCGGCCTGCCGAGTGCTCTGGCTGCTGGTTCGGTTGCGACCACGGCCACCAACGTTGACACCCCGGCAGAAATCACCATTGCATCTTTCGAAGACGCAATGGGCAAGCTGCTGCAACTCCCCGGCCTGCAGCCGAAGTGGTACTGCCATTCGAGCATTTACTACAACGTCATGCAGCGGCTGGGATACGCAGCGGCTGGAAACTCTGCCGTCAACTTCAACGGCGGATTTGCTCCGACATTCTTGGGGTATCCGGTCGTCCTGTGCCAAGCAATGGCGAGCGGCGGCCCGACCACTGACCTTTCCGGTTCGTTTATCTGCTACTTCGGCGACATGAGCCGAGCAGTCACGATGGGCCAAAAGCGAGGCATCAGCATTGCGGTGGACAACAGCTACGGGTTCAACACGGATAGCATTTTCTTCCGTGCTACCGAGCGTTTCGACCTGAACTGCCACGAACGTGGCACCGCAACCGCAGGTGGTCCGATTATCGGCATCCGCTGCAATCCGTCTTAGTAGTTGATCCAGGTGTACTGCTCCGCCTGGGACCGTCGGGCGGGAGCGGGCGACTGCTCCCGCCTTTTTTCTCACAGATTCAAAAAAGGAAATTGAAATATGAACGTTCTCCAAAGCTGCGTTTACTCAACGCTGCTCGCACCGATTACCGCTGCAACCACTGCACGCACTGCCAACCTCGACACTCAGGGAGCCGATTACGCAACCATCGTGATCTCCTGCGGTGCCGAAGCCAACACGAACTCGACAAACGTCCTTTGCAACTTGCGTGAGTCTGACGACACGACGGCAACCAACTTTGCCACGTTCAACAGCACCTACGCATTTACCATTGACAACACGACCGCTCAGGAAGCAATCCTGCACGTCGATCTCAATGGGCGAAAGCGTTACCTGCAGGTTGCGTTGACCCCCGACACCACCACCAACGGTGCGGTTCTGACTTCAGTGATCGGCGTCCTGAAAAAGGAAATTGCTGACGCTGCCAACACCAACAACGCCGATTACGTGCGAGTTGGTTAGCAATAAGACGGTCAACCAGTGCGGAGCAGATGCACATGGATACACAGATGGAAGCCAAGGTGGCGGCGTTTATGACGGCCCCGCGCTACGAATGCGTCTGGAGCCGGAACGTCATCGACCACGCATTCAAAAAGGCGGGCATCCCGCTGATTGTTTCTGGCGGTGTTTTTTACGGCCAGTGCATGCAGCGGATGTTCGAGGATGCAATCGCGGCAGGCGTTGAAATTGCCATCACGGTGGACTTTGACAGTTGTTTCAACGTCGCTCAGGTGCATCGCCTGTTGGGTGTGCTGTGCAGTGATGAGAAATACGACGCGGTGGCAGCAATGCAATGCCGGCGAGGCAGGCAGATCCCGCTGTTTACGGTCGGCGGTCAAACGCAGGTCGAGTACCAGGGCGAGCCAATTGAAGTGACCACGGCACACTTTGGGCTGACGGCTATCAAGCTGGACCGGCTGCGGGACGTGCCCAAGCCTTGGTTCTGGAGCCGGCCTGATTTGGACGGGTGCTGGACCGATGCCAAGATTGACGACGACATCTGGTTCTGGAATCGGTTCAGGGAGGCCGGGCGTCGCGTTTGGGTGGACTGCGAAACACGAATCGGGCATTTGGAGGAAATGATCGCCATCTACGACGAGAACCTGCAGCCCAAGCACATTTACCCAGAACAGTGGCGAGAGCAATTCTTAGGGGGCGGCAATGCAGTTGAAAAAGGTTGAGCAGGTTCAGGTTGAGTTGGTGCGGGACTGGCTGAGCTACAAGGCCGGCGAGGTGCGTTTGATGTACCCCGGCGAGGCAGACGCGATGGAAAGGTTTGGAAATGGGCGGATTCTCGGCAAGCGGACCACTGCGAACAGCGGACAAGTCGATCACTCTGGCAGCGGCGACAGTAGAGCCGCTGCAGCTGGAGGAGGTGAAAAAACACCTAGAAATCGCCGCGGGTGATTCAACGCATGACGATCAGCTGCAGGGGATGATTCAGCAGGCTCGGGAGCAGGTTGAGCATGACTGTCAGGTGGTGCTGGTTCATCGCACGGTTACAGAGAAATTCAACTGGTCCGGCGACGAAGAATATTGGCAACTGTACTACCGGCCGATCTCCAGCATTACTTCGGTCACCTACTACGACTCAACCAACACGCAGCAGACGTTCTCGGCCAGCAACTACAGCCTGGACGCGGACCGTCGCCGCGTGTGGTTCTCGGCCAGCAACTACAGCCTGGACGCGGACCGTCGCCGCGTGTGGCTTAATAGCAACGCGGCATGGCCGACAACCTACGACCGCTGGGACGGCATCACCGTGACCTACGTGGCCGGATACGGTGCCAACGGCGGGTCAGTTCCGCAGATGTTCAAACAGGCGATGCTGCTGCTGATTGGCTACTACTTTGAAGAACGCACGATGATGGGCAACGAGGCCATTACGGGCGGGTTCAAAGCGTATGAAAACCTGCTGGCCCGACTGAAACGGAGCAACTACCCGTGAGGCAGAAGCCAGGCCAGTACCGCGACCGCATCCACATTTACAACGAAACGTCAGCAGACGGGTCGGACGACCCGGCATTTGCCACGACGCTGTGGCGTGATTTGCCGTGCAGCATCACGGCGGTAACTGGCGGCGAGACTTACCGCGGGCGGCAGATTGAGGCGACCATCACGCACGTCATCGAAATGCGTTACTACGCTGGAATCCTGCCGAACATGCGAGCATACCAGCCACTGACCCAGACCTACTACGAAATCCGAAACTGCCTCAGCATGGACAACAGCACGCGGATCATGATGCAGGTAACGGAGGTGGTAGTCTGATGGCAAAAGCAATGGCAATCGAAACATCAATCACCGAAGGCGTGCCGATTGAAGATTATCTCAAGCGGCTGGATTGGCTGGTTCGTAACAAGGCACTGGCAGATGCTTTGCGGGCTGGCAGTAAAGTCGTGCAAAAAGATGCCGCTAGACGCATTCCACGCAGCGACAAGACTGGCACGGCAAAAAAGAAAAGCAAGGCACAGCGGGACCGGGACAAGCTACGCAAACCGCTGGCCGATAGCATCGCTATCAAGATGATAAGCAAGAACGATGGCACGCTGCACATTGCCGTGACCGGCCAGAAGATTGAACCGCACATGCAAGGCCGCGACCGTAAGAACACGACAGCCCACAGTCACCTGCTAGAGTTCGGTCACAAGGCCCACTACTGGAACAAGGAACCGGCTACACGAAACACATTCGTTCAGGCTAAACGCTGGCTGGCACCGGCTGTCGATTCGACTAAGCCGCAGCAGCAGCAAGCGGTTGTCGCATCGCTTGAACGTGCAATCGGGAGTCAACGCTAATGCCTGACATCCTAATGGATCTGCGAGCGTACCTAAAAAGCAAGGCGGCGATTACGTCGCTGATCGGCACCGGAGACGCGGCACGGATTTACCTGCACGACGCCAAGGAAGGGGCGGTACTGCCGTTCATCATCCTTGAGATTTTCGAGGGCGAATCAAACGAACACTTGAACGGCGTCAGCGGCATTGCCTCGAACCGCATTCAAATCGATTGCTACGGCGTCACGGGGACCGCTGCCTATAACCTTGCGGAGGCGGTTCGTCTCGCGCCACTGCAGATGTTTAGGGGCACGATGAACAGCAGCAGCCGCGTCGTCAACGTGACCAGCAATGTCAGCTACCGGCGAGGCTTTGATCCGCCGGTCGCCGGGTCCGCACAGAAACGGTATTGGGTGAGCAGGGATTACATCGTCATGTACACAGAAGCCACAAGCTAAGGAGAGGGCAAATGCCAAATACACGAATTGACACGGGCCACGGTGCCACGATTACCTTCGGAACCAGCAGCCGGTCGCTGAACATCCTGACCATCGACCCCGGCGAACGCAGCCGGCCAGCAATCGACATCACGCATCTCGGCAGCACCAATCCCACTTACATGGCTGGCGACTTAGAAGAACCGGGCGAAATCAGTCTCACCTTCCAGTTTGACCCAGCCGGAACCGCTGGATGGTACGCCACCAGCACGACCACTGAAACTGTGACCATCACTTGGCCGGTCGCACCTGGCGGAACCACTGCGGCTACCTACGCTGGAACCGGACTGGTCACACGCATCAAGTTCCCGACGCTGCAGACAAACCAAGTTCAAACCGGCGAGATGTCGGTTAAGTGGTCAGGTGGCACCCCGCCAGCATTCACCGCTGGCAACTAATCGGAGGCAGAGCAGATGGCAGAACGTGTACGGCTGGCACCGCATCCGGCCAAAGACAAGAACGGCAACCCGCTATTCCCGCAGCTGCGGTCAATTATCGCGGATGGCTATGGCCTCGTCGGCTACACCGGCGACCCGCCGTATCACCGCGTCCAGTTCATCAACTGGCAGGCATCGCAGGAGCCGTGGATTGTGACTGCGGTCAAGGTGCTGGTGGAAACGGAGTTCGGAATCAAGCCGGACCAGATTACAAGCGTTGCCGAACCAATCGAAATGGAAAGCGAGGATGACGACTAATGGCCAATGAAATCAGTATCACCATCGGGGCATCCGTGACGAACGGATACCTGAAACAAACGACTGCCACGCAGACGCGGCAATTTACGCAGACGACCGCACGGGCCGGCAGCGTTTGCCAGGATGTCGGCACCAGCGAGGAAACAATCAGTTTCGGCGATGGTGTGCCGGGCTACGTCGTGGCAACGAATCTGGACACGACCAACTTCGTTAGCCTGCGGTTTGTCAGTGCCGGTGCTAACGCAATCCGGTTGTCCGCCAACGGTGGTCAGGCAGCGTTTTATCTCGGCACCAGCGTGACGCTGTACGCCATCGCCGATACGGCAGCGTGTAAGGTCAAGTTTGATTGGTACAACGTCTAAGGAGCAGCGATGAATCGAGAGCAGTTTTTGGCGGCGAGGCAGTCCCGAATTGTCGAGGTCGAGGTGCCGGACTTCGGATTGGTCAAGATGCGGGAGCTACCCGAATCCTTGCGGGTGCGTGAGTTCGACCTGTGGCTGAGGCCAGGCGACAAGGTGAACAAGCAGCGGCAGCAGGACGCACGGCTAAAGATTGTCAGTCTCTGCGTTGTCGGCGACGACGGGCAACCGTACCTGAGTGAAGATGACTTCCCTACGATGCGGCAGATGCCGGCTGCGGTGGTCACACGGCTGGCGGATGTGGCGATGTCGCTGGCTGGTTTGTCGGACGAAGACATCGAGGCCAAACTAAAAAAAACATCAGACGGCTAAAGAACAATCATCGGCGGTTTCTGCATCTGCGGCTGGCTGAAATTGCTGGCCGGTTGGATGCAGATGCCGTGGCCGATGAGCTGACGCAAGAGCAGTTGTTTGAGTGGTGGGCGTATGGATACCTGCAGGGCTGGTTTCCGGTCGAGCAGGAGCAGCGGGCGATGGACCCGCAGGCAGCGTTGGAATACTTCCAAAGGTTAGGCAATGGCTAGTACGACAATCCACACGCTCAGCTACAAGAT